ACGCATGCGGATTTCGTCGCGAACTTGTGCGTATTGCATCTCATCAAGGCTATCCATAAAGCGGACAAACTCAACTTTACCGCGTCCTGTGGCCGACTCAACACCAACCTTCGGGATGTAGTGCGGGTCGCGCTCCATTTTTTCTTCTGCGCCTTTCCAAAACGAAGCGGTGGATTGAATGTTGTCCGTGGTGATAGCGAGAACGCCACGAGGAATGCGACGCTTTTGATACGCGAGGTAGATGTAGTTGTCCATCGCGGTGAGTGATTGCGCCTGTCGCCACATGCTGGCGACGGGTGAACGACCGTAGAGTTTTGACGGATTGAACTTTGAGAGGTGCAACACTTCACCGTCAATGTAGTATTGCGTCTTTCCACTACCGGCGGTGTTGATGTAGTGAACATCTTGGAGAGGCAAACCGCAGTTGTGAACTTCACACTTTTTGTGGTCGCCGTTGTGAGGATAGGTCTTGTCGCGATGCACAGGACACAGGAGGTATCGTCCTCCGCGCTTACCTGCCTTGTCAGCCACAATGCGCATGAAAGTAGGGTCACCGCGCACCAACTCTTTGATGCGGAAGAACTCAATTTCACCACTCTTGGGGTCAATGAAATACTCCTTGATGAGCAGAAGGAACGCGTCGTCAACAATGTCCAAATCCCACTCAATCTCTTTCATCACTTCAATAAAGGATTGGTCCATGCTGTTGCGTTGTTTCATCAACCAGCGCGGGTAAAGGATTTGGTCAGCGTCGGGGCTTTCAAACTCTTCTTGACCGCAAATGCGACATTGGCTCACCGTATCGTGCTGATATTCTTCTTCGCAGTTGGTGCATTTCTTGTGAAACTTCTTCTCCCAATAATAGCCGCGACGAAAAATCTCTTGACATAGCGTGTTGATGGTTGTGCGAAGAATAATGGATTCTTGAACGGTAGCGTAAAGCGCGGGGATGGATACACCTTGAACGAGAACAGGTTCTTGGATGCCCGTTTTCCAAAGCGGCATTTGCGGTTCCGGAGTCGTTCGGCGATTGAAAGGTCGCGTTAGCGACGATAAAAAACGGCCAACTAAGCCTTGTTCTTCGGCCATCACATCATCTCCACAAGTCGGTCAGCGTCGTCAAGGAGACGAAGGGTTTCACCATCCCGACTGAACATCGCACGCACTCCCGCCTCATCAATGTTCCACTCCTTAAGCAATTCTTCTCGCTTGTCCGGAACATCCTTCCAATTCAACCATTTGACGATGCGATACAATTCATCGCGACGCGATTTGATAATGTCAGTTTTCCGACCGCGCAAATCAAGCAATTCAAGCACAGCACCCGCTTGCCCCTTCTTCATGCGGAGGTGTGGTCGGATACCTTTCATCAGTTTGCGCAGGTCGTCTTCGCTATAAAATTGAAGACGGTGTTGAGTGCGTCGGCTGTTCTTATGGATTTTCAAATCGGTTTGTAACACACCACAGCCGAGGGCTTTGTGCAATTGTTCGCAATGCAACTTCCCTCGCTCGCCTGTTGCGATAAAACCAGCGCGCGGCTCAAGTCGTTTGGTGATGGTGATGTAGCCATCAGCGTCAAGGAAGCCAGCGGCATACGCCCACACATCCTTGAAAATCACGGTGTTGTCACGAACAATACCCCACCCTGCGCCGACCTTTTCAATATCGTATTCCACACCATGCATTTTGAAAAGTGCGCTCAGTTGCGGTATTGAAAGATGCTTGGTGTTTTCCATGCTCACAAAAACTTCACTCGCAGGTAATGGTCCGCGTTCTTCAAGCACCGTCGCGGCTTTTGTCAAAAAAATCGCATCGGTCTTTTTGATATTGTCAACCGAATGCAGACTGTTTCGCCACTCCTTTTTTGCATTCTTTTTCAGTTGTTGCGCGTCAACCCACATCTGCCGTTGCTCTTCGTTAAAGTCACCATCAATTAAGAGCAACTTGCTGATGGTGTCGTTGGCTTTTTCCCATTGCACACAGGCGCGACGAAGTGCGTATTCGCGCGTTTGACCGTGTTTGCGAAGTGCGATTAAATCGCGTTCGCTTACCCCTAAGTTCCGAACAGTAGATTCGTGCTTTGCAATCCAATCAATTGATTGAAGTGTAGCCTCTACTTCCTGTTTTTTTGCAATGCGTATAGCATCAATCGCATGGTCAATGGCTTCACGCATGTCTTTGTTTTCGCGCCGCGCCATGCGGAGGTCTTTCACCAAATCCCCAGCACCGCGACCAAACATGGACTGAAACCATCCGCCGTCGGGAAGAGAACGCTTGAGTTGTTGAGCAACTTCCCGCGCCATCTCTTTCTTTTTTTCTTCTTCCTCTACTTCGTTAGGGCGCGGAGGTGTAGGGTTTGCGTTGGCTTCACCCTGCCCTTGAGACACAGGCATGGGTGCATCACCAAATGTCGGACCCTCAATGACATTCTTCAACAACGGATTGTCGCTGAACAAATTGGAGTCCGACAAATCAATCAATACGCTCGCCCCCACCATGTTGCGAAATCAATTTGACATGTTAAGCACCTATCGGATTGGGTTGTCGCTTTTTTACACCTACGACACACCGTTGCATAACGAATGCGCTTCGGCAACTTCGTCCGCACCCTGTGCTTGAAAACATCGTAATGTTTGCGAGGCATCACCACTTCTCCTTATCCGCCCAATATGCGGCACTCATCGGACCACGCGCTATGTTCTTTCGGTGTCGCGACTTGAATGACTTACGCTTTGCTTTCATCCGCGCGGATTCACCAGCCTTTGGTTTACCAGCAACGCTCGCACCCTGTTCACCAAAGCGAATCGTCTTGGTCTTTCCACCCGACCGAGCCACCACGATGTGGGACTTCTTGGGATGGTTAGGGGTGCGCTTGGGCTTGTTGTAGCCTTCCACACCCGCGCGCTCAAGGCGCGGGTCGCGCTTACTTTCTTTGAGCAGTTCACTCCAAGCGTGAGGCATGGGTTCACTTGTGTTGATAGGATAGCCTTGCTGTTTTTGCTGTTGTATAACAGGGTCAAACTCCGGTCGCACCATCAAACTGTTTGGGTCATATTCGGGAAGTAACTTAAAGGCATCTCTTTGAGGTGTTTGAGCCAATTTGTTCGCAAGATTTGCTCGCATTTTCTGTCCTCTTGAAAGGGTTGGATTGTTGAAACCTTGCTCTAAACCCATCACCTCCCCCGCATCGGGACGAGGCGCGCGACCAAAAACAGCACGCGAGTTTTGTTTGTCATAGACTTGTTGTTGCAGTTTGGGGTCCATACCACTCATGTATGGGTCCCACTTGATGTGTGCTTTGTCTGTTCTGTTTTCCGAAACAGGGTGTGAAAATGCGCCAAAATGACTCAATGCGGGGTGTAATGTTCCACCCGTATCGGGAACGCCCTTAAAACCCCCCATTTCGGGTTCTCCCCGTGAGTTAGCGTTTCCTTTAAGAAAAATCCACCAATTGTCATTCACTACCGCCAACTCTTCGGCGGTGATTGGCTCGTGCATAATGTATTCGTATTCTGTCATGTCAACCCCTCGTCAAATGATGATACCCGCATACGCATGGGTATGTTGTAAGGAAAAGTTGCTCACCTCTTTGTCGCGCGTATTCCATTTGCCTCTTCGCGGCGTATTGCGCTTGATACGGGTCTTGATACGGGTCTTTGCTCGGTGTAGGGCATGGTGGATAGTCGCCACGGTCGTTGCGCCCCTTCATGAACACCCACGCATTGTCCATCGCTTTAACGATAGTGGGCTTTCCGCCTACACCCTGCTTTTTGCTACGCTTGCGTTTGGTAGCCGCGCGCTTTTGACCTGCTGACATAGAGCCGCTGGTCTTGGGGGTCTTACTTGAAACCTTGACGGATGGGCGACACTTCGGGTAACCCTTGCTGGAAGTGTTGGCTTTGCTTCGGCCACACGGAGGATGCTTACCATCCTTACCTGTGCGCGAAACATCCACCCACTTCTCCTTGAACCAACGGTTCAAGTTCTTCTCAACCGTCATTTCTTTTTCTTCCCCCTAAACTTGCCACGACAGTATTGAACAGCCCATCCATTCGCATACGCGCTTGGATACACTTTGAACTTCTTTTTTGCGGCGGCTTTGCCTTCGGGACACAGTTTCTTCTCAAGGTAGCCAAACGCGGCATCGGTCCCTACACACAAATCACATTCGCAACTCATCTCAAAAACCCCATTCGCTGAAAGGATAAATCAATCTATCAACCCCTCCATGATTTCATCCAAGTCCACGATGCGTTCGCGGAACTCCGTGGTGGCCCAATGCGCTAATGCGAGCGCAATAGCGAAGTCGTCGTGCCGACCGATGCTGTCAAGCCGTCCCTTTTTGCTCATACCGAACATCAGCAGTTCGCGCTCAAGTTCGGACATGAGCGTGCGAGAACGGTCATCACCCCACGGCAAACGGATTTGCTCTTTCTCAAAGCGCAACACCAAACCCATGAGAAGCGACTCACGGCGTTGGCGTGTGGAAATGAAGGTCTTGATGGGAAGGTCGGTGTCCGCGCGCAATTCAGTTGCAAAGACGCGCTGGAAGTTGTTCGCCTCAAGTTCAATGACATCGGGATTGAACTTTGCATTCAATCGTTGAATCTCGGTGATTTGTGTGCGGAAGTCCATGTTCTTTCTACGAATCGCGTGAACCAACTCAAGCAGTTCGGGATTGGTGGATGGGCGACGAAGCACCACCATCACGGTGTAGTCAGCCGCGCGGTCGGATGAAATAGCGGGGTCCCAACCGATGAAGTATTGGTCGTCGGGGTCGCCAACTTCACGCTCAATCAACTTGAGTGTTGTGTCTTTCGCGGCTTGGAGAATGGTTGAGGGGAAAAGACTGCTCACATCATCCATCGGTTCACACAGGTATTCGCGCGCAAACGCAATGGCGGGCATGTCATTACGACGAGCATCAAGTGACTCCAAGTCCCATCGTTCGGGCCACAACGCTTCGCCTTTCGCGTTGATGGCGGGGTAGGTTTCAACGAGATAACCTTCGCGCGATTCAAGTTCGGTGTAAAGGTCAGTTGGTGTAAATGGTGTGCCGACAATCATCAGTTTGGAGGTGTGGTGAAGCGTCGGCACAAGGACTTCGTAAAACCACGAAGCAACGCGAGCGAGTTCGGTGTCCGTCGTTCCCCACAGAATGTCGTCGCAAAGAATGAGGTCGGGGTGGATACCACGGATAGCACCACCGACCGACTTTGCGCTGATGTTTGAACCGTTGCTAAAACCAAAGAAAGTCTTGGACCACGAATCGGGTTTCTTCATTTTCGCGAGAAAAGGAACGCTGTCAATCAAATCATTGAGTGTGCGCATGTGGTGGATGGACTGATGCAGACTGTGCGAAATCAACACGGCTTTTGTCTTTGGGTTGAACGCCGTTTTCCAAAGCATGTAGCCGAGGAACAGCGTTGACTTACCGTGGTCACGCGCGGCTTTAACACAATACCGCTTACGCGATTCAAGGTTGTTGAACCATTGCTCGTGATGCCATGAAAGTTGAAACCCAAGAATCTCTTCAAAGAAAAACTTGAAGTCGCGCTTCGCTACCTCAAAGTCAATTTCTTCAATTGCTTCAAGGGAGAGCGAGGACACACGCCATCACCGTATATTCAACCCTTTCAATAACGAATCCCATGAGGCTACATGTTCGTCTTCGGACATGTTCATCGCGCCAGCAAAATCAATCTCCGGGGTGTTGTTGTTACCGACGACTTGCTCAACAATTTGTTTTGCTTCTTGGTTACCTGCTTGTGCTGATTGAACAATTTGTTTTGCTTGCGCGGGACCAAAGATTTCACTCAAAGCACTTTCTGCCGCGTTTGCTGTTTTACCGCTCAACTTGTTAGCGGCAGTCATCGTCTTTGAACCAATACCGGCTTGCATCAACGCTTCCATCATTGCATCGCGGTCCGCGAACGGCTTTTCTTGATGCTGTTGGTAGACTTTATCCAACGCATTCTTTACCCTATCACCAGCGGTTGCACCCAACTTCATTTCTGCATCAGTCGCAAACCTCGCACCGAACGATGGCTCTTCCGTGACTGTCGCTGTTTCACCAGCCGCCGCAGGTTTTGGAGCAACGACACCGGTGTCGGGTGGGTTACCAAACTCAATTTCCGGGGTCGCCTCTTCCGTTGGTGAGTCACCAAAATCAATTTCCGGAACCGCTTGTTCCGTTGGTGCATCTGCATTCGCCGCTTCTTCCGCTTCGGGTGTAGGTGCTTCGGGCAACGCAGGTGGCTGTGGCTCTTCCTCCGGAACAACATTTGAAGGAGCGAAAGCAGTTTGCTGTGCTTCGTTTACCGCTCTTCGCTCATCACCCATTCGCCTCATGCGAGCCATTGTGCCTTCTCGCGGTGCTTCTTGTCCCGCACCGATTTCTTGGATTTCGCGTCGCATAGCGTCTTGAACGGTTTCTTTCGGCATGCCTTTGTTCTTTCCTCTTTCGTGAAGAGCAGGTTGCACTTGATAATCTCGCGAAAGTCGTTCATTGATACCGGACAACGCTTGGTCTATGTTTCGGTCACCAAGTTGACTGCCCGGAACATACCTATCGCGAGCCTGTTGTTCTTCTGTTTGAGCGCGCCCCAATCCACCTTCAAGCGCACTTCGTCGCGCATTTTGTTCACGACGAGTTCGTCCTTCAATGTAAGAGTCTTTGGCGGCTTGAGGTAAGTGTCGCAAATCGCTGATTGCGCGACCTGCGCCACCCATGAACTCTTTCATGCGGTCACCAAGACCGCTTTCTTTAACGGCTTGAAGGGCGTGGCGACCAGCATCTCCAAATCTACCTGCGCGTAGTGCGTTCATTCCGGTAGGGTTTTGTTGATATTGTTGGTCCCTATCAAACGCGCGTCCAAGACGCTCAACCTGTCGGTCTTGCCTTCTTTGATTGCGGTTTTGCATACCCTCCTTGAACTTACTTGCCCCTGCCATAATACCGCGACCCATAGCCGCACCGTATTTCCCAGCGCGCAAAGCGTTCATTGCGGTAGGGTTGTTATCGTAGTTTGAGAGG